TTAGAGTATATAAATAATGCAACTGATACTGAGAAGATTACAAGTAAACCTAAAGGTGATTCAATATAGGGAGATAATTCACTTGGTGTGGATATAGGAAAAATTAAATAAAAAGTAAATACGACTAAAACAAGAATCTCGGGTAAAGAAATCTTTTTAAGAAACGATTTTAAATTCATTATATAGGATAATCCTATATTTTACTTAAGGATTTAGATAATATTATATGGTTAAGTATTAATAAAATTGAAAATGATTAAATATAACAGTTGTATTAGATATAAATTTAAATATAACTATTATACTAAATGTCTTTAAAATGGAAACAACGACAATTATTACATCAAAAAAAAAGTAAAACAACGAAACAATCGACATTATTCGAATTAACCGATGAATATAAGAAAATTATTCGCGAAGGATCATATCTTGGTAAAAAAGGTTATACTATCCTACGTGAACTTATGACTGAAGAAGATTCAGAATATGTTCATAAAGATTTGTTAGTAAAACCTGAATCAAGTGGTCCGTCATATGGACCAGTTGATGAATGTGAATTTCCCGTATATAGAGAAAATGCGAAGAAGATCTATATTCCTCGATTTTATGGAATTGAACGATATGGATTGCCCAACCGTTCAGAAATCACGTGTGGCGAAGATATATCCGTACAATTCCCTAAACCTTTACGCGACTATCAAGACAATATTATTGATATTTATATGAAACATATTAATAAACCAGTATGTAGTGATTCTACATATAATGGTAATGGAGGTTTACTCGAAGTTCCGTGTGGTCGTGGAAAATGTCTAGGCAAAGACACACCGATTATAATGTTTGATGGTTCTATTAAAATGGTACAGAATATTTGTGTGGGCGATCAGTTAATGGGCGATGATTCAAACCCGCGAAATGTATTGACGTTATCAAGAGGTAATGAAATGATGTATAAAGTGACTACGAAAAATGGAGATGGGTATATTGTGAATGAGAGTCATATATTGTCGTTAAAATATAATGATCGTCATCATAATACTCCAAAGGGTACAATTATAGACATGTCTGTTTTAGAATATCTAAATTTACAAGAGTATGATCCTGTAAAATGGAGCATGCTTGTTGGATATAGAGTTCCGATTACATTTCCGCCTCAAAATGTAGATTTAGATCCATATCTTATGGGTTATTGGTTGGGTAATCGAATTACAAACGGAACTACAATTTCCATATCCGATTCGAATGTATTGCGTCATTTAAAATACCATTGTTTCACAACAAAACATCCATCTTTATATTTAAAATATAGTGGATCAACATTCGATTATAAAATTAATTATGTATATAATGGGCCTGAATCAAATTGTATGTTGAATGCTCTTTATAAATATAGAATATTATATAGCAAACATATTCCATTGGTATATAAATCAAATGAGAGAAGTGTTCAACTTGACGTATTGGCGGGAATTATTGATTCATGTGGAGTATATAACCAACATAATAACTGTTATGAAATATTACAACAAAATGAAATATTATTAGACGATATTATTTTCATATCTCGTTCACTCGGATTTACTGCATTTAAAACCAAGGTTGATAATTCAGCGGCAAGTTCAATGCGTGGACAAATACCCGTAGTTTATTATTATCGAACAAATGTATATGGAAAAGGGTTATATGAAATTCCAGTAAAATGTTCAAATAATAAGCCTAAATGTATTAAATCCTATTCCGATTTATTGAATTATCGTATTAAATTGGAACCTATCGGAATTAATAATTATTATGGGTTTGAAATCGACGATAATCGACGTTTTATGTTAGGGGATTTCACCGTCACACATAATACAGTAATGGCGTTGAAGATAATATCTCTAGTTCAAAAGAAGACATTGATTATAGTACATAAAGAATTCTTGATGAATCAATGGATTGATCGAGCCGCAGAATTCTTACCAGGAGCTAAAATTGGTAAAATACAGGGTGCAGTATTTGATGTAGAAGGTAAGGATATTGTTATTGGTATGTTACAAACATTATATGACCGTGCTTTGCCTGAAAATTCATTCGATTGTTTTGGATTAACTATTGTCGATGAAGTGCATCGTATAGGAAGTGAACAATTCTCCAAGACATTACTTCGTGTTATTTCTCCGAATATGTTGGGAATTTCAGCAACTGTTGACCGTAAAGATAAGTTGACTAAAATATTGTATATGTTTATTGGACCTAAGATATATACTGAGACGAGAAATGACGAAGATCCTGTATGTGTGAGAGCAATCGAATATATATCATCAGACCCACAATTTAATGAGACTGAGTATGATTTTAGAGGTCAAGCTAAATATAGTACAATGATATCGAAATTATGTGAGTTTGGTCCACGCAGTGATTTTATTGTTCGTATATTATCTGATTTAATTAAGGATGGACATAAATCGGAACAAGACCTCCAAATTATGGTATTATGTCATAATCGGTCGTTATTGAAATACTTTTACGAGGCAATTGTACACAAAGGATTCGCGACGGTTGGATATTATGTAGGAGGTATGAAACAAGCGGCTTTACAAGAAACTGAGGGTAAACAAATTGTTCTTGCGACTTATGCTATGGCGGCGGAGGCATTAGATATCAAAACATTATCAGTACTTTTGATGGCTACACCCAAAACTGATATAACCCAGTCAGTTGGGCGAATATTACGTGTGCGACACGACAATCCTATTGTAGTTGATATTATTGATAAACATGATATATTCCAAAACCAATGGAGGCAACGAAAAACCTTCTATCGTAAATGTAATTATCGAATATTATCAACAGATAGTATACGATACAATGGGTTATCATTAGACTGGACAAAAGAATCAACATGGTCAAAAATATTCGAACCACGTGGTTCAAATACAATCGTAGATAAATCATCGAGTTCGCGCAAGAAATGCATGATTTCAATCGAAGATTTGGATATTAGCGAGGATGATATTATATGATAATATCCCTAATTTTGTCGATATATAGTTTTGCGGGAATCCAAATACGATAAGCAGAAGATCTCTGTTTTAAATTAATGATTTTTTCACACATTTTGTTATTTGGACTAATCAATTCAGAAGATAAAAACATATTACAATTCAGTTTATCTATAGATAATATTCGAACAAATCTTAAATGATAGTTAGAATCAAATTTAGATGGATATTGGTATAATACAATTTCGCCAATAATTGATCGCATGTTGTCGATTGTTATTTCGGGTTGATCTAGATGTAAAAAATTACACATTTCTCCTTTGAGTTCTTGGTCAAACTCATTGATATCAGTATAAAACCAAGGTCCAATTAATACATTTGGTTCCAAAATATCTAATTTGAAATGATAATTATAATATGTTAACATAAAGTGTAATAACTTGGATGAATAATAACGTGAATCATGTTCCATAAAGTTATAAAATAATCATAATATATAAAATACAAATATTATGACTCATGCACACTGTTAATTCTGCATGAAATTATACTTTTTTAACATTTGGTCCACAATTTGAACTTTTTGATACACCAATAATTCCTCCATTTACAGATGGTAATAGAGACCCAGGTGGGTTTGTGTAAGCAGCACTGTATTCACTTGCGGTGTATATACCACGTGGCATTGCACTGATAGGTGCGAGTAAACTCTCGTATGGCGGTAAAACGTTACTTGTTGATTGCATTATATATATTCTACATATAATACAATTATATCCAATTCACCTATAGTTGTCTAATATTTACGATTTGTCCATGACTATTGGATATATTTATTGGGGTCCATCTTCTAAATTTTGGAGTGTAAGAGCATTCGATTGAAACCGACTTCTGTAAATCTACATATTTATCATATTTTATATTTTGAAAATCGTCCTCATCATCGCTCTCTTCGAGAGCATCTAAATTGTTATTTTCTTTTATATTTCTAAAAATAGAATTCATAAATTTACTAGTTTTATAATTCGGTATATATGATATACCACAATATACACGTTCTGATCCTTTTCCAAATGAATATATATGGTATATATCATTCTGTAAATCAGCTTTTATTTCAAATATTGTAGTTTTTTTATATTGCAATTTCGAATAATCGAATCTAGGTAATTCGGGTGGAATAAATAATGATAATCCTGATGTGGTTATAGCCGATTTAACTGCAGTTGGAATAAAATTTCGTGTAAATGGAATATTCAGATATGGTACAATCGCATTGAGCGCACGGTGTTGAATATGATGAACAGTATATGGTATTTTTTCATTTATTGAATCTGGTATATTATTACATTCTTCAGTTAATGACCATAACATAGGCAATACAATCGGAAGATCCAAATTTTGATAAATTGTGATGGATATGAATCAAATAACTCATATAAAAATCCTAATTTTTCATTAAATGATTGTTTTGCTATACAAATGCCTTTACTATAAAAAATATCTTCAAATACAAAATATTCCCCCACGTCAGGGATATTACATAAGCTTCCGTATATTATTGTACCGTAAGCAAGATTCTGTGGAATATTCACGTCTGATATTATTCTCATTGAAGTTATTTTTTTATCTCGACTAATTTCAAGCAATATACAAACGTCGCGGTCTCTTAGAAAAGTAAACCAAATATATGCTTTTTTTCCATAAGGAATGGCTAAAGTAATATTATATTCAGGGGAAACTTTCTTATGTGAAATAGTTTCATAGGAAAGTTCGAAAAAAGGTAAACGATTAAGTAATTCATCCATTATATTTTGTGTTATAAACATGTTGAGTTGAAACACGGTAGTATTACATATAATACAATTAATGTTTTTATATGGTTTATATTATTAATTATTGTGATAGTGAATCGAGTTCAGTTCGCAATACTGATTCCAATTCGTCATTCATATATGAAAGCTCTTGTTCACTTATGGTATTCGACACTGATGTTGGATCATTTTTAGACTCTATCATTTTATCCATGATCGATTGATACTTTTTAATATGAAATCCGACCATATCCTTTGTTTTCTTTGTGGTATAAGTATCTCTAAAATAGGTGATTAACTTGTCTATTAAATAAATTATAATAAATGATAATATTATTGTTTGTATAAATTGGTTCATATATATGAGTGAACGAGAATTGTTTTTTACTATCTAAACTAACCGTGAATTATTTATATTAAATTTATTTGTGTCTTATAGTACGTTTTCCGCGTTTATTGCGACGTCTGTGTGTTTTACCGCCGTTAAACATATTATCATCATCATCATCATTGTTATTTTGATCTAATACAACCGATTTATTATTAAGTTGTTCAATCAGTTTATTATTTTGTTCAAGAATTGTGCCTATATGTTTAGACAAATTCTGTATTGTCTTAGTCAATTCATATAATGTGTTTTGTCCAGCAGTAT